AAGTGTGGAGTAAGGTCTGATGACATGAACGCTCAAAAGGAGTTCTTGGACAAGTTATGTGCAGCTGCTAGGGACTTAAACGTCCATGTGCATTTGATTGCTCACAGCCGTAAGGGTGAAGATGAGTTTAGCCCACCTAATAAGATGGATGTGGCTGGATCAGCTGACATTACTAACCAAGTAGACAATGTAATGACTGTCTGGCGTAACAAGCGTAAAGAGAAGGCCGTAAGAACTGGCAAGGCTAAAGAGGACGAGTTAAACGCACCTGATTGTTTGCTGATATGTGATAAGCAGCGTCACGGTGAATGGGAGGGCGAGATTGCATTGTGGTTTGATGCAGCGTCTATGAGATACAAGGCCAGCCAACACGAAAAAGTGTGGCAATTAAAATTTTAGGAGATTATTATGGAAAATAATAATATAGAGCAAAAGTTTGACGAAAGTTTTGACCGTATCTTTGCAAATGAAGACCCAATATGTAATATATGTGGCAAGAATTTAGACACTACAAAAGAATGTGCCTGGACAGGTTGCCCTCTTAATTTTGAAACTAACGCAATGCGTTATATAGGAGAATAATATGCCGTGTAATCAAAACTGTAATCAAGGTCGTAACTGTAATTGTGGGAATAGAAGCGTAGATCGTGCAACAGTAGTGGTGGTTACCCTGATGCTTATTGCTTTTGTTTCTATGGGTTATGGAGTATGGAAACTTTATCATGTAAACACAGGGCAAGACTGTGCTGTAGAGGTTCAGTTCCAAGACAGTAAAGCTACTTATATAGGGAAAACAATATGATTATTGTAATGGCAGTACAGCGTAAAGGGAATGTAAAAGTATCTGGCAACGATACATTAATAGACTTAAAATTTGCTGACGGAATGATTGGAGTGTTGCCAGTATTTAGAACTCGTCAATCGGCTGAAAGATACGCGGGTAAAAAAGTTACATTAGTGCAAGTGGAGGAAAAGAACAATGACTAAAAACGAAGCATTAAAGATGGCGATTGAAGCAATGAACTCTGCTTATAGTAGCCATGGAAAAATACTACCAAGTTATCCAGCGCAAGACGCATGGTTGTATCATGGATGTGATGCCAAACTTTTTAAAGCATTACAAGCCTGTAAAGAAGCACTAGACACGGAACAAGTCCGTGAGGACTTACCAGCGCAAGAAACTGTGGGTTGGAATGAAGAAGAATTTAATGAGATTGCTTATGCGTATAGGATTTGCCCAGCACATAAAGTAAATATGGTTAGCGAGCGATATCAAGACTTAGTAGCTTATGTTTTATCATTAAAGGATAAGAACACATGACCAAGGCTGAGATGGATGAGCTGTACTACTTGCTTATACTAGCTAAGATGAAAGAGAACGCAGACAAGTTGGCGGATAGGTAACTATGCTAAAAACCGTTGGTGCAACTAAGTTTTAAGTACATTGCATGAGCATTGTTTGCGGATGTTTTGGCGGATGTATCACTTTTTTGAGTTTAATTATATGCGTAAGTCTACACTTTTAGTTTAGTTTTGAACTAAAACTTGTTACTTATAGGCAACACAAGTGACAAATTGTAAACTATAGGATACAGATATGAAATTTAATGAAACAGAATTTTACAAGCATTTTGGCAACAATGCCGAAGAATGGAAAGTTGTAACCAATGATGGCAAGGTTTACATTGGCAAAGGCTGGAAAAAAGAATACGAAGATTCAAATTACAAGGAGGCAACGCTATATGTTGCAGAAAAGCCAACCGAAAGTTTGTCAATTGTGCGGTCAAAGTCAAAGACGGTCATTGCCACAAAATTCAAGGCTACATAAGCTGTTTCAATTAATGGCTGAAAGCTTAAAAGGTAAAGATGGGTTACATCATCCGCACCAATGGTGGAAAGTGATGGCTAAGGATCAATGGCTGGGTTACAATGAATATGCAGCACCTGATGGACGTACAATATACGCTCTTAAGTCTACTGCTGATTTAAGCGTAGAAGAGCTTAATAACTTTATGAATGAAGTTGAGCGTTATTGCTCACTTCGCAATGTTTATTTACAGGATTAATTATGTCAAACCCGAATAACCTAGCTTCTGCTCATGCAGCAGCAGAAGAAAACAGAGCGTTTAACCAAGCTGTTACATACTCGCACATAACTGATGGCCCTCAATATGTTGAAAATATAGCTAGACGCATGAATTTAGCTTCACATACGATTAGAGAGTATTGCAACTTCTTAGAAGAAGCAGGTTACATTAGTTCTACATTGATAAGCAAAGATATGACAAGAAGAAAATTGTATAGCAAAACTGATAAAGAAAATTATCCATGGCCAGCTAAAGTTAAGAATTCTGCTGACATAAAGCGTGAATACTTTAATCAAAGTTACCCTGGCATACATCAAGCTTTGCTAGACGCTATATACGATGGTCGCATAAGCCCAAATGTAATTAAATCACATAGAGAGATAGACACAGACCATTGGGTAATACCTAAGAAAGACAACTCAAAGTACAGCACTAATTTTCAATCTAGTTTAAGTGGAGAATATAGTGTCTAATTACAGAAACAAGAAGCTTTTAGAGTTATGTCGTGAGATACCTTGTCAATCATGTGGCGCTGTAGATGGTACAGTATGTGCAGCACACTCTAACCAGTTGCGTGATGGTAAGGGTACAGGGATCAAGGCTAGCGATGCTATGGTTGGCGCTATGTGTGCAAGATGTCATTTTGATTTAGATAATGGAATGGCGCTAAGTAGGCAACAGCGTAACGAGATGTGGGAGCATAACCATAGGATGACAATGCAACACTTTATTGAGCA